CCTAATTTTGTTGATGGACAAGTTTTATTACATACAGATATGAATGAAATTGTGTCAGTAACAAAAACAGCAATTAATGAAAACTATAATGATATTCAAAGATTACAAAATGGTACAATAAGTGCTGGAAACGCTAACACCGTTGACAGTGCTTCTGTATCAAGATTTGCAGATGGGGAATTACCAGATGATGATAATAAAATTCCAACTGCACAACAAGTTAAATCCTTTATAAATTCCATAGATATTGGTCAAAGTTTCGAACTACTTGAGCAAATAAAAGAAGAACTTGTAGATGCTCGTGGTGGTAAAACAACTTTAGATGCTAGACTTGATGATACTGATTCAGATATTAATACTATTAACACTAATATAGAAGAAATATCAACAGATGTTGAAACTAACAAAACTGATATTGCAACTAATAAAAGTGGTATAGCAACTAATGCAAGTGCTATAGAAAGATTAAATACTGAGTTAAACAATACAAATGAAACTGTATCAGGAATAAGCACAGCTTTAGAAACAACAAATACTAACTTAAATACTACTAATACTAATCTAGATAATTTAACACAATCAGTTAGTGCGTTAGATGCTGAAGTTGATGGTAAACAAAACACACTTACAGCAGGTAAGAATATTACAATAGAAGATAATGAAATATCAGCAACAGGTGGTACTGGTACTTGGATAGGTGAAGATGAACCTCCAGCAGATGAAAATTATAATATGTGGGTAGACCCAACTGAACCTTTAAATAATGTAGGAAGTGAAGTAGTAGACACATTAGAAGGAAATGAAACAGATAAAGCACCTAGTGTTAGAGCAGTAAAAGGAACTACTTTATATTCTGGTTCAACAAATGCTAATTTTGTATTAAGTGATGATATAAAAAATTATAGTTATGTAGAAATATATTATCATTCAATTTTAGGTTATAAAGGTTATGTAAAAATAATACCAAGCCGAAACAATGCTACAATAATTCCACTAGCCACAACATATAAAAGAGCTGATAGTGATGTATTAGAAACAGTAGGGTGTACATTAACTGCTGATGGAACAAATGCTTATGTAGAACATTCATATGTTACTAATTATAATGATGTTTCTACTACTGATGTTTCTACTACTGATGCTTACTTATATGTTGAAAAATTAATAGGTTACAAATAGGAGGTGTAGAATATGAGATATAAAGATAAAGATGGAAATTGGAAAGAATTATCAATAAAAGCAAGTGATACATTACCAATAGGTTCAATCATTCCTTTTGGTGGAACAGAAGCACCTACAAATTGGTTAATATGTGATGGTTCAATGTTAAATAGAGAAGCATACCCAGAATTATTTAATGCAATAGGTACTTCATTTGGGACAGATGGCCCAGGCAATTTTTATATACCAGATTTAAGAGGTAGAGTAATTGTAGGACAAGATACAAGTGATGCAGATTTTGGAATAGGTTCAATTGGTGGAGAAAAGACACATACATTAACAATAGAAGAAATGCCTAAACATGCTCATAACACAGGCAAAAGTTGGGCAGCAGACAATGATGGTGCATGGGGTGTTACTTCATCTGATGTAACATATTCTTATTCAACTACATGGGAGGGTACTGCTTATTCAGGTGGCAGCCAACCACACAATATCTTACAACCATACACAGTTACAAACTACATAATTAAAGCAAAACAAAGTGTAGGAGTAGTAGGAAATGTAGTTAATGAAAAAACTACAAGTGATAAAGATACATATAGTTGTGATTATATAAACAACAAACTAAATGATGAGGATGTTTCTTCACAAATAACATTAGATGATGGTTATACAAAAACAATAAATTTTGCAATAAAACAAAATAATATTATTCATATAAATATGGTAGTTGATTTTACTGCAACAACAGTTGTTAATAATAAAATTGGTAATCATACATTCAATTTAAAAAAAGACTGTATATTACCTATATTTGCTTATGGAGATGGTTATACTGGTGGTTTTGGAACAATTGCATTTTATACAGACGGAAGAATATATTTAATTGCTTATTCAGGTTCAGGAAACCATATAAAACAAGTAACTTGTAATGGTGCAATATATCAAATTTAAAAATGTACAGTAATGAAATAGATAACTATTTAAAAGAAAGGAATAAGAAGATATGATGGATATTATAACTAATATAAGTGAACATTTAGGTATTATATCTACATTTCTAATACTTTTACTAGGTGTGATAGAAAACTCTTCTAAAATAGCTCAAAAACCACTATCTGCTATACTTAAATGGTTAGGTTTTTGTAGAAAAATAGATGAATTAACTGAAAAGTTAAACATATTAGAAGAAAAAGTAGATAGAAATGATATAATGGTCTTAAAACATAGAGTTCTGGGAGTTGATTTGATGATTAGAAGTGGTGAAGCACATAGAATATCAGAAAGTCAATTCCGTACTGCTATTGAAGATTTAGATAAATACCAAAAATATCACGAAGTTTATAAAGACCTTAATGGTGAGTTGAAGAATGCTGAACATAATATATGGGAAGCATACAATAAAACAAAAAGAAATTAGTTGTATTTTACTAAAAATAACTTTATAATACATTCATAGAGGAGGTTGTTTATGAATAAAAGTGAAAATAAAGATGTAAATAATATGGTGACTATACCTTTTATAGTTCACGAAAGTGAATGTAACAGACTTGAAAGAATAAATGCAAAATATTTCAAATTAAACCTATTACTTACTTTAATAATTTGTTCATTTGTAATTGGCTTACTAGTCTATCTATGTATTCCTAGTGAAATAACAAGTGACCAATCAATTCAAGATGTTGAAAATATAGACAATAGTAGTATAAATAATGGATAGATAATATGGGAAGTATAACACAGTCAAAAAGAATAGTTTTCAAAGGTCCTAGACAATCAAAGACTAAACCTGTAAAGAAGTCTTTAGCAAATAAGAAGTTTAAGTATGCTGCAGGTAATATCAGTCTAAGACAATTATGGGAATTAGGTTCTAGGAAAAACAAATAATGGCTAAGAATAGACCACAAAATTTAACAGAATATTTAATAAATTTGTCTATAAGTGATTGGTTAAAAATAATAAATGAATATATTAAAGATGAAAATGATAGAGAAATTGCAAAACTTTATTACTTAGATGGTTATTGTCAAGCAGATATTGCAGAGATGTATGGCTATTCTAGGAGCTGTATAAGAGATAGATTGCAAATAATATTACCTATTATAGCAAGAAATGCAGAAAACATATTAAGGAACACTAAATAGTGTTTCTTTTTATATACGCCAAAAAGACGCCATAAACAAATCACAAGACTTTCTAGAATATTATAAAATATAATCAGAAAGGAGATATATCAAATGTATACTGAAGAAGTTCCAAAAAAGAATGACTTTGTTGATATGCTCCTTTTTTATTTTGTTTATTATTAGGAGGATGAGTAAATATGAACAATAATTATAATCAATTTTATCAACCAAGATTTCAACCATTTCAAACACAATATGATTCACAACAAAATAATATGATGTTTAATCCAATTCAAAATCGTTCAGTTTTAAATGGAAAACAAGTAGATAGTTTAGATGTTGTTAAAGCAATGGACATTCCATTAGACGGAAGTATTAGTTATTTTCCTATAACTGATGGTAGTGCTATTGTAACTAAACAATTACAAAATGATGGCACAAGTAAGACTAATGTTTATAAATTAGTTGAAGAATCCAAAAATGATTCTGTACAATATTTAACTATTGATGATTTAGAGAATATTATGAACGATATTCAAGATTTACAAGATTTAAAAGATGAGATAAAAGACATTAAAAAACAAATAAAAAATATACAAAAAGACAAGGATGAATAATTATGAATAATCCAATTAATATTATAAAAATACTTATGCAACAAGGGAATCCAAAACAAATAGTTGAAAAAATGTTAACAAACAATACTAGTCCTATAATAAAGGACCTTATTAAAAAAGCAGAAGCAGGAGATACTGAATCTGTAAGAGAATTTGCAAGGAATTTGTATAAACAGCAAGGCAGAGATTTTGATAAAGAATATAACCAATTTATATCTTACTTTAAATAAAATTAGTATTTGGTTTTTAATATAATATGCGTATTCCAAATACCAAAATTATAAAGGAGGAATTAAAATGGATGGAATGTTAAGTCCTGCTGATGTTGCTGTTCTTTCTGGTAACACAGGAAACAATGGTATGTTTGGTGATAATGCCTGGTGGATTATAGTTTTACTATTATTCGGATGGGGAAGAAATGGATTTGGTGGATATGGTAGTAATGGTGGCATAGGAGAAAACTATGTTTTAGCTACTGACTTTGCTACTATTGAAAGAAAACTTGACTCAGTGAATAGTGGAATTTGTGATGCAACATTTGCATTAAATAACACTATTACAAATGGTTTTTCAGGGGTTCAACAAACTTTATGTGAAGGTTTCAATGGTGTAAATACTGCTATACTACAAGGAAATTATGCATTATCTAGTCAATTAGCAGATTGCTGCTGCACTACTCAAAGAGCAATAGATGGTGTTAATTATAATATGGCAACTAATACATGTGCTATTGCTAACGCTATTAACAACGCTACTAGAGATATAGTTGATAGCCAAAATGCTAATTATAGAGCATTACATGAAGAATTAGTTGCTAATAAATTAGAAGCTAAAAACGATAGAATTGCTGAGCAACAAAATGAAATCAATGCTTTAAGATTAAGAGCTAGTCAAGAAGCACAAAATAACTATTTAATTAGCCAATTAAAACCATGCCCAGACCCTGCTTATATTGTACCAAACCCTAATTGCTGTTATCAATACAATGTAACACCAGTAAACAACTGTAATGGTTGTTATTAATAGCATAACTCTTTTATAGAGAACCTGAATACAGGAACTTGCTAATTAACTTGAGAGTAAGCAAGTCTTACTCTCTTTATTTATTTTAGAAAGGAATGATAAAAAATGATACAAAGTGTACAAGAATTGCCTTTAACGTTGACAAGTAATTCTGCAACTATATCTTTTTTAGATGATGCTGTACGAACAAGAAGTGCTAATTGTTGTGGATGGTTACAACACAACGAAGGTTCACCTATTTATAAAATCCTAGATGGTGGTATATATGAAATTTCTTTTAATGCAAATGTAACATCTGCTACTGCTGGTACTGTTGCATTAGGTCTATATGAAGATGGAGTTTTAGTTCCAGGTACTACTATAATTGCACAAGTAGCTACTGCTGGGGATTACTATAATGTTTCTTTTGATAAGTTAATAAAAGTATGTTGTAGAGGAGATGCTTCATTAACTGTAGCATCAGTGCCAAGTGTATTAACAGGAGTAACACCTACTGCAACAGCTACTGAGATACCTATTGTTGAGAACGCTAGTTTTAATATAATTAAAAAATCATAATAAGGTAATATTATGGAAGATAAAAAATTATTCAATAAAGTTAAAGAAGAAACAGAAAACGTAATATGTAGAATATTAGAACAAGGTGTAGAGAAAGATAATATTGACATCTTAGGTAAAGTTGTAGATATTCATAAAGATATAGCCAACGAAGAATATTGGCAAAAGAAGGAGGAAATTATGAGATATAGAAATTATGGTAGAGATTCTTATGGAGAATATGGAAACTATGGTAGAAGAATGAGAGATAATAGAGGTAGATTCACTGATGGAGGATTCTCAGAAGGTGGATATTCTGAAGGTTCATATTCTGCTAGAGGATATGATGCAAAATATCGTGGACATGAAATGATAGATGAAATGTACCAAAACTATGGAGCTTATTCTGAAGCTAGAGAACAATATGGTAGAGGAAATTATGGTGCAAAAGAAGAAACTATGGAAAGTTTTAAATATATGTTAAAATCATTTAAAGATTTCTTCAAACACTTACAACACGAAGCTAGTTCTCAAGAAGAAGTAGAAATGCTAAAGAAAACTGCTAGAGAAATAAGTGAAATGTAATGTATAAGTTTTATAATGCTAATGCTAGAGGTAATTTCGTCAATGATTGTGTTGTCAGAGCAATTTCAATAGCTGAAGGAAAGTCGTGGGATGAAGCTTATAAAGAATTAAGTGAGATAGCTCAAAAAGAAGGAATATTGCTTGATGATGTTAATTTTGTTGAGAATTACTTAGATAAAAGATATAAAAGAGCATGTCATTATTCAAAAACAGTAGGAGAATTTATAGAAGAATGCCCAAAAGGAACTTATTTAATAACAATGCAAGGACATATAACAGTTGTTGTAGATGGAACATTATATGATACTTTCGATTGTAGAGATAGAAGAATGTGGTGTTCTTGGGAAGTTAAATAATGACTATTATTATAGTATTTTGTTTATGAAACCCAGTTAATAAATGACTGGGTAATATGGGAGTTTATCCAAGTGGTTTAAGGAGCGTGACTGCAACTCACGTATTCAACAGTTCAAATCTGTTAACTCCCTCCAATTTGATTTATTAAATGTTATGTGATATAATTAAACCATAAGGAGAGTGGATGATGATGGAATTAATACAAGAATTTATTAAACCAGAATTATTGATATTAATACCAGTTATGTACATAATAGGTACAGGTTTTAAGAAAAGCAAAATCAACGATGCATTAATACCTAGTCTATTAGGAATTATAAGTATTGCTTTATCTCTAATCTATGTACTAAGTACATCTGATATTGATGGATATAAAGATGTTTTAACAGCAATATTTTCTAGTATTACTCAAGGTGTACTAGTTGCTGGATGTAGTGTATATTTTAATCAATTATACAAACAAACAAAATAAGAAAGTTGAGGTGTAACTTATGGCAAAAGCTGTAGAAGAAATCAAAGATATTGAAATTATTGAAGATATTCAAACTGAATTTAATGAAGATAATTTTGAAGAATTATGTGAAGAATGTGAAATTGAAAATGAAGAAGAAATCACTGAAGAAGAATCAGATGAAATTGTAGAATCTGAAGAAAGTGAAGGTGAGTAATATGGGATTAAATAAGTTTTTTGATATTTATAAGAAACTTCCAAAAAGTGGTAATAAATTTTACAACACTAAGTCTAATGGTGGGTATTCACTTTGTGTAAAAGGTAAACCTACTCAAAAAGGACTTAATGTTCTAGCTAACTGCGTAGGATATGCTTGTGGAAGATTTAATGAAGTTTATAGCAACTTAACTTACTTTACTGGTATGAAATATCCTGAACTATACTGTAATGCTGAAAACTTTATAGAAAAAGCTCAAAAATTAGGATTAGAAGTTGTTAATTATCCAGTTGTTGGTGGAATTATGGTATGGCAAAAAGGTGAAACATTAAAAGGTAAAGATGGTGCAGGACATGTTGCATTCGTAGAAGATATTTATGAAGATGGTTCAATTTATACTTCAGAAAGTGGATATAATTCAAAAGCATTCTGGAATACTAAAAGAACTAATAAAAATGGTAAATGGGGAGCAGGAAAAGGTTATTCATTTAGAGGATGTATCGTTAATCCAGCAATAGGTGATGTTCATTATGAAGAACCAAAACCAGTAGAACCAGAACAACCAGTTCAACCAGTTCAACCAATAGAACCACCTAAACCAACTGAACCAGAAAAACCTACTAGTATTACTATTAATTTAGAAGATACAGTTATTGTAAATGGTGTTGGATGTGCTTCTAGTGATGGTACAGGAGCTAAAACAAAAAGATTTGAAAATACTAAAATGAAAGTTATAGGTATTGCAAATAATGCTAAGAAACCTTACAGATATGCACTTAACCAATACAATAAAGGTAAGGCAAAAGATTGGACTGCTGTAACTGGTTGGTTCAAGGAAGAAGATATAACTAAATAAAAAGTCTAGTGATAGACTTTTTTTATTATATATGGTATAATTTATGTATGAAAGTAGGTGTTTTTTATGGCTCAAACTAGTTCAAATGTAGGTATGTCTGCAAAAGAATATGCAAAGAAACAATTAGGTGATTTAGACCTATCTTATTTAAACGCAGAACGAGATAATGCTCAAAATACATATAACACTTCAAAAAATTCTTTAGAAACAAATTTTAACAATTTAATTAATCAAATAAATAGTAATAGAGAAGATACTCGTAAGAATTTCAATATAGGTAGAGCAACTATTTCTGAGAATGCTTATAATGCAAATAGAGCTAATCAATTAGATTTAGCATCAAGAGTAACAGGTACTAGTGGACTTAAAGGACTTGGAGAAGTTGGAAATAGAATAGAAACAGGTCAACAATATAGTAACTTAGCAAATAGTTATTATAAAGATATGGCTGATTTAGATACAAATGAAAGACAAGGAAGAAGTCAATATGATTTAGACTTACAAAATATTAAAAATACATTAGATAGTTCTCTAGCTGATATAGGAAGTAGAGAAAGTGAAGCAAAAAATAATTATAATCTAACTTTAGGACAACTTGCTGAAGGAATCCAAGGTAGATGGGATAGTAATGAAAATGCTGAAAAACAATTAGCACAAGCTAGAGCTGCTGCTGCACAAGCACATAGAGATGCAGTAAATGCTGCTAAAACTCAATTAACAGCACTTAAGAAACAATCATTAACTGATATAGTTAATAATGATAAATTAAGTTTTGATGATAAAATTGCAAGAATACAAGGTACTTTTAAAGTTGATGGAGCAACTGCTCAAAATGTTTTAAGACAATTAGGTATTAATCAAAAAAGTATTCCTAATGTTGCAGCTTCAAGTGTATTAAATATTTTAAATAAGAATAATACTAATTATGATGATTCAATAGATTATGTGAATCAGTTGACTGGAGGTTATTAGGATATGGCTAGTTCAAGAGATTATGCAAAGAATTTAGTTGGTGACCTTGATAGAAGTGGTTATGAAACACAAAGAGCTGTTGCACAAACTAAATATAAAAATAATTGGGAAGATTTACAAAATCAATATAAAAACCTAACTGAAAAACTTAAAAACCAACAAGCACAAGCTAATGAAGATTTTGCTAATGGACTTGTGGATGTAACAAGTAATAGTTTTGATAGAATGGCTAATGCTAATAGAAATATGGCTAATAGAGGACTTGTTAGTAGTGGTTTAGGTAACCTTAATACTCAAGCAGATATTGCACAAAAAGGTGAAGATGTTTTAGGTCTATTAGGAAAACAAGGAGATGTAACTGTAGACATAGCAACACAATTAGAGAATGCTAGTAAAACATTGGCTAATAAAGAAGCACAACTTGCTGGAGATTTAGCAAATACTTTAGGTAAAATAGGTGATAATGAAACTGCTGCACAAAATGCTTATAATAATGTTTTATCAGATATAGCTGCTTCTAAAGATGCAAGAGATGATAGTAATGACTTAGCGGCAAAACAAAGAGCTGCTTCAAGAGCTTCTTCAGGTGGA